ATGACACCATTACCTGGTGCAAATAAGGTACCAATTGCATGGGACTTTGATTTAAGTCATTTGATGGAATATGAGTTTATTGTTGGTGGTTCCGACAAAGTCATTAAACCTTTATATGCATTGGATGGTGTTATGGTTAATGACATCAAAGATGATAATCCATACATAGTTATGAATATTGAAGGAAATTATAGTGATTCAGGACTTCCAATATATACACATAAGAGGAATGGTAAAACTGTTGAAAAGATGTTGATAGGTATTCAAAGTAAACGATTGCGAAATCCTGATCCTAATGGTGTAGGATATATGATGGTTAGTCCTTTTTGGTCTAAAAAACACCGATGGAATGGAGATGGTAAGTGTGTGGCTGATGATACTATGCTAACAAGACCATTAAATCAAAATATTGTGACTGAATATTTTAAGAAAAATGGATATAAGCTTAAAACGCAGATAGATAGGCGATCCATATTTAATCATCTCACTAAGGCAGAGTTTGAAGCCATGGGTGAATATGTTGGGTCCATGGAAAAACATCCTGTCAGGTGTGAATCACATTTTCTAAAGAGTGTTCTTTATGATAAGACTATGACTTTTAGTTCAAATCTTTCTCTATATGGTATTCCTAAATTACACCATTTCACTAATGATGCTGGTGAATGGGTGAATTCGATGGTTGGTGCTATACGACAAATGTCAACGTGTGGGGAACCCGTTTTTGAACAACCATTCATAGCAGCTGCTAACATTTGCTTTAAGCATATATTGCCAGTTTTGCATGATCAATTAACATATGTTAGACCTTTATTTATACACGAAGTTATTAGAGGAACATCTCATACGAATCCTTTGCGTTTGGATGCATCATGTGGCTTTCCAATGTCAGGCAAGATTAAAGCAGATTTAGTGAAGGGGCCATTAGAAGAACCATGCTTCACGGCAGATTATGCAGTGCATCTTATGGAAGTCTTAAAATTTATTGATGAAAAAGGATACACTTTTAATATAGCTGTGGCTTCATTGAAAGATGAAATTATAAAACAAACTAAAATTGATGATGGATTAGAGCGTGTTTTCTTTTCTGGCAATGCAGATTTTTTAATGCTATGTCGTATGTATTTGAGCCCATTATGTGATTTGTTCATGGCTAATAGAGATGTGTTATTTGCACAAATAGGTATGAATGCTATTGGTGCGGAATTTCATGAACGTTTACAATATATGTACCAAAGAATTGTACCGGATTTTGAGATTAGTAAATTCTTATTTGATGTGGGTTGGATGGATGCAGATTATTCAAAGTATGATAAGCGATTATTGGTATTGGCTTATGGTGTGTATGTTATGTGGCTTCTTGTGCAAGAATGTCCCTATTATAAGGATCCTGATAATATTGTTGAATTGTTGCGTGTTGAAGCTATACTTAAAGCATTTGGTCAATATATCATGATTATTGGAAATGAAGTTTTCATAATGCATAATAAAATGCCATCTGGAGTATTTGGAACAGCAATAATTAACTGCATATGTGAATGTATATTGCAGATATTGCAATTTTATTATTGCTTATATGTTTTTCGTCATCCCGATAAACATTTACCAACTGATTTTGTTGCTGTTGGAGCAGAAGAAGTTAAGTTTTTTAATGTGGTTTCATTAATAAATTATGGAGATGATAATCTCAAATATGTGTCTAGTGATTATAGACAAATATATACAAACCAAAATATCAAGCGCTTTGCAGAGGCGTTTGCTATTGAAATCACATCTGCAAATAAAGAGGATTCTTTAAGTTTTAAAACTGTTACACAAGTTCAGTTTTT